AGGTTATAAAAAATTAACCTGAAAGAAGAAAAAAAGAAAATTTAGAAAAATGGCAAGAAAATTTTATAAAGAAGATAACGAAGCTATACCAGCTATAAAGTTTGAATTAACTCAGCCAACAGGATATGTAGAAATAACTGATCCTATAGAAGTTAAAAGATTATATATAAGACAATATGGATATAGAATTTCTGATGGTAAAAGTTTTGTATTAGATTTTACGGCTGATAAATATTTAGATGTATTAAATGGTACTTATACAGAAGCAGAAGTGTTTGCTTTAGAAAATCATATTAAAGATTTGTATGATCAATTAAATAATGGATGGTGGTTAACTGCTCAAAATACTAATAATGTATTAATTTTAGATGGTATTTATAACCAAACAATGAAAGACAGTATTCAAGCTGTTATAAATGAATATGTAACTAATAATTATTAATAAATAAAAACAAAAACAATGAGAGTTAATGAAGACCCAAGACAATTTAACAATTGGATAGATGCAGTAGTAAGAATTTTTAGATTTTTAAATTCTGCATTTTTAAGTATTGATTTATTATCAGATAAAATTTCAACAGAAAGTTCATCTGGTTCAGTTCCAGCTCCTTTTTTACAAAAAACAGCTACACAAATTAGTTATCCTGATGGTACAGTGTTACAAGGATGGAAATTAACAGGTGGTATGTTATTGACTGGTTCTAATATATATTCTGAAGTTCAAGGAACGTTAACAGTAGGTTCTTATGATGGAGATCCCTCTAATGCTGGTTTTTATATTGCATATGATTTAAGAGGTTCTGTAAAAGCTATAGAATCAGCAGCTCCAAATAATTTTGATGTAATTAATGCATTTGGTTCAGGAGCAGATATGCAAGATACTACTACAGGTGCTCTTGTTAAATCTGATTATATGGGTATATCATTAGATGATGATGATGTTAGTAAAGATGGTGTATACATTATTTCATTAAAAGCAGCTGGTGGAAATGCTAATCCATGTGAAGCTGAAGTATTTTACCAATTTGAATTTTTATGTTACTCAGAAGTAACTCCACAATTAAGTTAATATTTAAAATATAAATTATGCCAATAGAAGAAAAATTTGCAGCAGATGCAACAGTAAAAGATAAAAGAGTTCAAGAAATGGCTTATACTGACGTAAGAATGTCTGTTAAAACCATAACTGAAACAATAGCTATACAACCTAAAACAGCAGTAAGTAATGCTGGAGAAGATGTTCCAGTAAGCGTAGAATCTAAATTTAAAGAACCTTCATTAATTGAATTAGGACAAATAGAATTAGATGCAAAACTTATAAAAGAAGATGGTGCTTCAAGTGCTGATCATAAAGGTGCTGCTGAAATCTTAGAAGATGTAGCTAAAAAACAAATAGAAATTAAAGATAAAGGTGAAAAGAAAATATCAATCAGATATAAATCTTCTCGTGAAATGTTTAGCTCTATTAAATTGTTAATTGCACCACAACCAGGTTCAGATCAATATTCAAAAATTTTGAAATATTCTCAAAAGAAAATTGAATTTCAAACTTATTTAGGTAGTAGAGGTTTTGCTGGCGGTGCCGTAGTTAATTCACAAAATTTATTAAAAGGTAGATCAACTTCTGTCTATTCAATGACTGGTCCAGTTCAACCTGAAGTTAAATATGCAGATTTATAAAAATGGCTATTATAATAAACGAAAATCCAAAAGCATTTAAAAATTGGGATGCAGCTGTTGTTAGAATTTATGAAATTTTAAGGCAATTAAATTCTGGTAGTAGCGGTGTTGGTCTTTTTGGTTCTACATATTTTGTAGCTCCTGAAGGTAATGATTCAACTGGTACTGTTGGTAGTTTATCTAATCCTTGGAAAACAATTTCAGCAGCAAGAAATCAAGCTGTTGCAGATGGATTAAGTTCTACTTTAATATATGTGTGGCCTGGTGTATATGATGAAACAGAATTACAATATCAAGATGGTAAAATGTATTTATCAGCAGGGGTTTTATTACAACCTTCTGCTAAAATAAATGGTTCTACTGGATTAAGTAATGTTGTATCTATAAATCAACCTGAAAAAGAATTTAGATTTTTAGGAAATTGGCAATCATATTTAGAAGTTGGAAAAAGGTTTGAAATATTAGGCGGTGGTGCTAAAGATGGTAAATACACAATTGTATCTGCTGTAAATACTGGAGCAAATACAAGTGTTATTGTAGAGGAAGCTATACCAGATGCAATAGTTTCTGGATATTTAAGAAATACTGAAGCTATATTTAGATTAGGAGCAGATTTATTAAATGCTCCAGCGTCTGCTTATTCTACTAAATTTGATTTATATGGTGAAGGAGACATTAATATTGTAGAATCTGCTGATGGAGATTGGTCAAAAGGAGTAGCAACAGCTTTTGGAGATTCTGAATTTTATGGTGAAGCTGTAGAATGGAGAATGGAACAAGGTGTTATGTTAGGAGCATATGATAATTCTATAATGAATTTTAATGGAAGTTTATTAGAACATTATGGACCAAATAATGGTGGTTATGTATGTACTGCAAGAGATGCTTCTAAAACTACATTTAATTTTGATGATGTAAAATGTTCAGCAAGTTGGGCTTTCTATGTTAGAAGAGGAAGTACAGCTAATTTTTCTGGTACATGTATTATTACTGCTAATAAAGTTACTCAAACTGGAGGCTTTCAAAATATTGCATGTTCTGATATGAATGCTTCTGGAAGATTTATATTAAATGTTCCTATTATTGATTCAGAAAATTATGTTTTAAATTTCAATAATATATCTGGTGGACAACTTATTATTAATGGAAATATGTATTCTACAGGTGCTTCAGGTAATGGTTTAGTTGGACAAAATATGTCAGGTGGTGAAATTATTGTAAATGGAAATATTACTACTGAAACTGGAACTACTTGTTTAACAATAGGTGGAATGACTGGTGGGGAAATTTATATAAATGGAGATCAAACTTGTGTAAATGGTAATGATAGTTATTTATTAAACGTACCATCAGGAAGTGGACATAGATTAAGATTAAATGGTTCAGTTAAAAATACTAATGGTGGTGTTTTATGTACAGGAATCACTAAAGGAAGTAATGGTTTAGTTATTGAAAATTTAAAAATTATTTCAGATGGAGATAGTATTACTGCTGCAGCTGCACAAGATATTAATGTAATACATTCTTTAGCTTGTGATAAAGCTTTAAATGCTAATGTAACTAATGTTGTTGTTGGGAGTAATGTAATAATAGATGCTAATGTTATTTAAATTTTAAAATTATGCCACATACTGAAGAAACTTCAAGTGAAGAAGTAAAAGAAATATATTTTGAAATGTTTGGTTATTATCCGGATGATGTTCCACCTAACCCAAATGTTCCAACCCCCCCTGGAGAATAGTTATTAATCTAATAAAAGTGAAGAATGATTTTTTTGGAAGTTACTCCTACAAATGTTAATGATATGCACATTAATATTAAAGATGTTATATATTTCGTAGGATTTGTTGTAACTTTATTAACAGCGTGGTTTAAATTAAAGCATGATAATGATAAACAAACTGATCAAATTAAGCATTTAAAAGAAATGGCTGAGGGTTATAAAAAAGATTGTGACTTGGCGTTTATGAATGCTAAACATAGCAGAACTGCTATTAGAAAAGATTATGATGATAAAATTGAAAAAGTAAGGGTAGAAAATAAAGAAACTAAAGATTCTTTAAACACTGAAATTCAAAATTTAAATACAAGCTTAACTGCTGTTAAAACAGATACAGCAGAAATTAAGGGAATGATAAGTACATTGTTAAATAAAAAATAAAAAATAAAATCATGGGAAAAGGTAAATCACACGATGGATGGTCTGGATTAAGACATGGGAAACCAGTTGTTAAACCAGCTCCACAAGCTAAAACTTTTGGTGGATTAAAAAACTCTACTGATATTAGACCTCAATCTAAATAATGGCTAAGAAGAAAAAGAAAAAGGTTGTAAAAAAACCTAAATCTAAATCTAAGTCTAAAAAATCAAATAGTTCTTATTCAAAAAGTTATTAAAATGAAAAATCGTTTATTTTCAAATTATGTTACAACTGTTTTAGGGGTATTAATTATAATATTCTGTGCTGTAATGATGTTTATGGAAAAAGCTAACTCTACTGAACTTTCAGGATGGTTAGCACTTGGAATATTGTTTCTAAGGTCTAAAGATTCATTAATTGCACTTCCTAAAGAGTAGCATATTAATATTATTATTAGTAGCCTGTTCTCCTCAAAAAAAGTTGAATAGGCTTATTAATAAACATCCTGAACTACTTACTCAAGATACTCTTAACTTAGTAATTCATGATACTATAGTTGTAGAAAAGTATAATTATGATACTATTACACAGCTGTCTTATCATGATTCTACTATTGTGGTAAACAATGAAAAAGTATATTTAAAATATTTTTATGATACTTTGAAAAAAGAAATTTATCACGAAGTAACTTGTTATGGAGATACTGTTTATTTTATTAAAGAAGTACAGGTATTTGTAGATAAAGTAATTGTAGAAGAACTTACCTGGTGGGAAAAATGGAGAGATACTATTATTATAATTTCAATAATTATATTATTATTATTTCTTTTTAAGAAGTTTAGTAAAGTATTGCTTTAAAATAATTATATTTGGTAAATGAGTTATAGAGAAGTAGAAGTAGAAGTAAAAGTTGGCAATAAAATAGAGCCATATACTTTTAATATTGAGAATATAAATTACTATAGAACTTTTACAGATAACTCAGGAGATTTAAAAACAATGATATATTTAAGAGGTTCCGTAAAAGGAATAGTATTAAACATTGGTTATGAAACTCTTAAAAACAAACTACAACAAAGTAATTAAACTCGTTTCAGTCAATAACTGTAACATTTGTGTTTTCATAGTTAAGAAAAGCTACATTAAAGTGTAGCTTTTCTTTTATATGTTCGTTGCATAAAATAAAATTTGCAAGTATTTACTTCGTCTAATATTCTAACTACTTTTTGATTAGTTTCTTTATCGTAAGATATTAAATCTAAAACTGCTTTTTTAGCATGTAAAACAGTAGCGTGATCATATTTACCAAATAAATATCCAATTTGTTTTAATGTGTATTTTTCAAATGTTATTTGAGCTATAAACATCATAACATGTCTTGGAAATGCAAATTCTCTTTTTCTTGATCTTAAATCAATAACATCTTCTTTACAAACTCCAAATTCTTTACAAACTATATCTGTAATGAATTTAACACCGTCTAATTTTAAACCAGGCATTGCAAAATAAGATACTACATTTTCTTTTTTATGTACTTTTTCAATAGTATTTGACATACTTCTTCAGGTTTTATTTGCAGAAAATCTGCAATATTAATAATATACGAAAATGGTATATCTCCTTTATTAAAATGATGTTGTAATAATTGAGGAGATACACCAATTTTTCGAGCTAATTTACTCTTATTGATTTTACTTTTTTTAGAAAATTTATGTAAATCAAATGTTATAATCATAATTAAATTGTTCCGAAGTAACAAAAATTATTTACGTATTCTTTATCGTAATTATTTAAATTATTTTTATGTACTTCTAATAAATACTCGTATTTTTCTCTTCCAGCTTGTAATGTTTCAGCTGAAACTTCATAAATACCTACAGTGTATGGATATGTTTTTTCTACACATATAAACCAAAATTGATCTAATCCTAAAATATCACAATACAAAGCTGCTTGTCTATCTAAATTGTATTTTTTTAAATTTCTTAGAAAATTATAAGGATTTGGAGTTTCTTTAAAACCTTTTAAATCAACAATATAATTTCCAATATTAACTGCATCAACTTTACATTTGCAATTTATACCATTTAGTTTTCTAAAATATGCTTTTTCTTTTTTAGTATTAGCTAATAATTGATTAACTTGAGGAATAGCTTTAAGTTTTTCTTCTATTAATGTTAAATGTAACCACCATTCATAACTAATTTCTTGTTTGTCAAGATTATTGTTTTGAATTTCAATTTTCCATTCTTTGTATTTTTTAGTAGCTCTTGGTTTTGCTCCACCAATTTCTTCTATAATATCTGTATCATTAATAAACCAAAATCTATTATCAAATTCTTCAAACTCTAAAATAAAGCAATGCAAAGCACTACCGTCAATATAAGCTTGTTTTTCTTGTCTCCATGCTGGGTATTTTAAATAAGCATCTAAATGTTCAGGTGAATTATTTAAATGCTTTAGCATAGAGTTTGTAATATAATCTAAATCACTAAAATACTTAGTATCATTCCATTCTAATAATCTTTCTTGATTTGGATCATATTTCTTGACTTCATTAATAAAGTCTTTTGCTTGGTTACTGGGTATTAATACCATTTTCTTTTTTTTCTTTTTATTAATTTTTCTCTTTTAGGAGGTAATTCTTTTTCATAATCTTCTCTCGAAATGTAAATGCAATCTAATTTTCTTTCAATTAAATAATCTTTAAATTTTATTAAATCAAATTTAGATTCTTTTGGTATAGATAAATGTTTTGGAAAAAAACATAATCTTTTTTTTACATCTTCAGAAATATTTACATCTTCTAAAAGTTTCTTAACTTCATCATCCATTCCTTTATAATCGATTTTTTCAATTTTAGGAGGATTATAAGTTGTGGTACAATATTTAGATCTTTTAAATAAAACAATCCATTTTTTAATTACAGAGACTTTATAATTTGTGAAAATTATTCCATCTACATTATAATCATCAGTTAAAAATATTCTATTTAGATACCTTGTATTTAAACTCTCTAATAGTTCTGACATTTTTATATTTTAATTTTCTGGGAGTAAAATTTTTATCAGTTAACAAATATCTTTCAGGTGTAAATGTTGCGTTAAATACTTTATTGGGTGTAACAATTTGAATGTATTCGTTATATTCTTTCATTACCCATTTAATATTTAATGTTGCTAACCTGGTCATATTTTTAAAATCAAAATCTCCTTTAATTTCCCAAATTGAAATATTATTAATAGCAAAGAACAACGAAGTGATTTTTTCGTTATCCTCTATATTTTGATAAAATAAATTTTTTGCATTATCATTCCACCAAACATGAACATCAGGAGTATATGAATGAGGGTGTAAAACTGTAGTTTCCATTTTTTTGTTTTCTACACGCTTCATTGGTTTAATCCAGGTATATGTTACTTTATTAGATAAACTATAAGATTTATAATGAAATTCATATTTATCTACATAACCATTATTAACTAATGTTTGTAAATACCAATCTATATATTTTTCTTCGTTACTATCGAAATTGTTCATATAACTTATTTATTTTTTCTTCAAAATCGATGAAGAGCCAGTCTAATTTAAGCTCCAGCTCTTCATATAATTCTTCTAACATTTCATTCATTTTTTATAATTTTTATAAAATTCAACTAATGCTAAATGTTTCTTTTTAACTTGATTATTAAATTCTTTTGATTTCTCAGCTTTATTATGACAATTACGACATAAACCAGCTAAATTTTCAATATAATCTTTAGTCTTACTTCCACCCATTCCTCGAGCTTCAATATGATGTACATCTACAGCTTTAGATCCACACATTTCACAAGGATGAAAATCTTGTTCTCCTATGCTAAAAAATTTAGTATATATTTTAGTGTGTTTCTTCATCGTCTTTAATAGATTTTCTTATAGCAATAACTATTAATGATACCATAATAATGGTAAATCCCATATAAATTAATACTTCAACTAATTCTATCATTTTAAATTCCTATTTGATTAATAAAATTTTCTTCATTAGGATCTGGTATATCTATATTTCTTACAGCCCAATGATTTTGAATTGTTTGTTTAAAATCATTAAATTGTATAGTGTTCATAGATTTTGTAGATACATCATTAAAAATTAAAATTTCTTTACCTAATACATTCAAAGTGTTAAACTTAGAAGCAATAACAACAGATTTATGATATGCGTGTATTTCTTCTTTAGTAAATAATTCACCTTGTATATTGTATAAATCTTGAGTAATTTTTTTTAAAGCAATTCCCCAATACCATCTATTTTGAGCATTAGAACGATTTTTTTTATGTTTCTTAATGTCAATAACAACATCTTTACCTTCTATGGATGAAATAAATGATTTAACTTTTTCTTCATTTAAGAAAGTCAATTTTCCTTTTTCTATTTTAGATATAAATTCCATAATGTTTTAAATAACAAAGGACACCGAAGTGCCCTTTATTAATCTTAAAATGGTAAATCATCACCTTTTTCATCACCTAAAGAATCATCAGACATACCTTTATCAGCAACTGGCTCTGCCTTGGTGGCAGCCGTTGCTGATTGTTTATGTTCTGATTCCCATTCTGCTAATCGAAGATTAAATTTCTCCATATCAGAAGGTCTTAAAGGAGTGTGAAAATATGATTGTACACCTTTTATTGTTTCTTCTGGTTTAGAAGAAAAACTATATTCAACTATTTCTTTTATAACAGGTTTGTTAAAATTGTTTTTGTCTTTACCTATGTATTCAGATTTTTTGAATAAAGCTTTTATTTTACTTCCAATAATAGAATTTAAATATTCATCACCTTTTAATTTATCATCAGCATTAGCATTAGATAAAAACTCTTTAAGTCTTTTTAATTTAAACTCTCTGGCTTTATCTGATTCTTTTCCTGTTAATAAATAAAAAGTAACATTACTTGTTTTTTGATCTTCAGTTTCTACTGCAAATTCAATATAAGGATTACCCTTATAATCTTTTCTACTTTCAGAAAGAAGATATGATTTAATCTTAACTATAAATACTCCAGGCTCATTTATAAATTTGCTTGAATTATCAAAGTCTTTTACGAGCTCTAACTCTGCGTTTATGTCCATTATTTATCGGTTTTTTTGATTTCTGTTTTCTTATCCCATCCATAATATTTATCAACTTCTTTTAAAATGGTATGTATATCATTCTCCATTATTGGAGGTAACATTTCCATTGGTGATTTAGCTGATATTCTATTATATCCAGGTTGTTTATTTGTTATAAATCTATATTCTTGCTTATCGTTTATTTCTTTAGCTTCAGAATAAATTACTATTACAAATTCTTTTTCAACTTTTTTCTTCCAACTACCATCTACAGCTATAAATCTTTCTTCGACTCCAGAATCTCCTTCAACGAATTGATCTATACCTATAAAAATTATGTATTTAGCTGTATTCTTAGACATTTCCATAATTTTCTTGATTTCGTTCTTATAAAAATCCCATACATCAAAACCATCATACAATGATTTTGCTTTCATGTATATCATTTCTATTAAAGAAGTAAAACTTTCAATTACTATTATATCCACATTAGGATTTTCAATTGCCTTAGTTAAAGCTGTTTTAAATAATTGAAGAGAATTAATTGGTACATTAAGTTTAAATTCTACTCCCTTTCTAAAAGGAAGAGCTTTTTGTTCAGTATTTAATATTACTGTTCTTTCAGGTGGTAAGTTACGCATTGACGTACTTTTACCTGTCCCTGATGGGCCACATATAAAAATATTCGGTTTCATTTAGTTTTTAAAAAGTCTAATTGATAAAGAATTATCAATTATAGATTTATATTTATCTTCATGTTTTGGCATTTTTACGATTTTCTTTTCGTTTAAATTTATTATTTCAGAATATGCTGTAATGTTTTTATAATCAAAACATATTTGAATTAATTTATCCAATAAGACAAAATCATTCATATTACCATGGTACATTGTTACATTAACATTTGCCCTTGAAACATGTTCATTTTTGAATGTATCTTTATTAATTTTTAGATTCATATATGATACAATTTAAAGTATTATTTTAAAATACACAAATTATTTATATCTTTTTTTGTGTTTTCTTTTTCTTAAATTTATAGTTGAATTATTTTTTAATTTTTTTTTGAAATGCTTTAACATTTTAATTTTGAAATATCCCTTTATGTTTATTTCTTGATTATTTTTTAAAGCATTTCTAATTCCATTAAAAAATTGTACAATTACAATATTTACAACAATTGGATTAATATCTAATTTCTTAGAAATCTCTTGTATAATTTTTGAATGCTTGTAATTTTTCATTTTCTATAAATTCTATTTCTGACGCAAATTTAGTGAACTGACTAATGTATTTTAATTTTTCACTACCAATTCCAGTAGATCTACCTTTAGCAAAAATAATTTCTACTTCTTCAACTTCAGGTATTCTGTCTTCAATGTTATAATAAGCTGGTCTATAAACAAACATTACCATATCTGCATCTTGCTCTATTGCACCTGATTCTCTCAAATCTGAAAGTATAGGTCTTTTATTAGCTCTTTGAGATACAGCTCTGCTTATTTGAGATAAAGCTATAATAACTATTTTTAACTCTCTACATAATTGTTTAAATGCTCTTGATATTTTAGATATTTCTTGTTCTCTTGTTCCTGATTTAGATTTTAAATCAATTGTTACTAATTGTAAATAATCTACAATAAAAATTCTAACATTATCTTTAATGTTATACTTTCTCATTTTATTACATATTTGATTTAAATTACCAGATTTATCATCTATAAAGTAATTTTTGTTTTCAAAATATTTTGCAGATTCATAAAAATTACTCCAATCAATTTGTTTCATTTGTTTTTTTCGAATTTTACTTAGATTAATTAATCCATGTGATGCAATCATCCTGGTTAACATTTGTTCTTTTGACATTTCTAATGAGAATATTGCTATTTTGTTTTTATTAACAATATTATTTTTAACTATTTCAAGAACAAATGCAGTTTTACCCATTGAAGCTGCTCCAGCAATAATTACTAAATCAGAATATTCCCAACCATAAATAAAATTATCTATTTCAGCAATATAACTTTTTACGTAATTTTTACCTTGTACATCATTCATGTTTGCAACTACATTTTCTAAAGTTTTAGTTACATTAAATTCATCTACATCTGAAAATTCTTGTAATTCAACAATTTTAGAAGTTATTTTAGAAATAATTTCTTCTGGATTAACCATTTCGTTAGAATCTTCATTTATTTCATTTGATAAATTTAAAAGCTCTCTTCTCATAGCATAAGCCATTAACAGTTTTATATGAGCAGTAATGTGATGATCAGTTTGAATTGTTTCAGTTATTTCATTAATAAAATCTATTAAATCAAATTTGTATTTTTCTAATATTCTTTTAGTATATCCTTTACTATTTACTTTATCTGTAACAGTTATTATATCTATTTTTGATTCTTCTGCACATTCAACTATTGAATTGTAAATGTATCTATTGGCTTCAGTACTAAATCCTTTAATATTTATCTGGTCTGAAAATTCATAAAATTTATCAGGATAATTAATAAAAGTTGCTAATACTGCTTCTTCTAAATCTTCATTTACTTGTCCAAAAAATGTACCTTCTTGCAAAAAGTTTAATTGTTTATCTAACATAATTTATAATTACGAGGAACAACAAAGTGCTCCCCGTATATTTTAGAAATCTTTAAAAATTTCATTTAATTTTTCATCAGTAAAAAATCCTTGATCTTCTGCTAATTCAGATACTTTTAAATTATCATAAAA